ACGCGGAGGACTCAAAATCCTCTGGTAGCGATACCGTGTGGGTTCAAGTCCCACCTTCGGCACCAAGGCGTATCTGCATTAAATCACAGCCCCGCACCATTTTTCGGTTTTGATGGTCACTCGACCCAGTGCCAGCACTGGGATGAGAGGGTTGCAGTCACGAAGTACAAGTGATGTGAGCCACGCAAACCGTATATGGCAGTATGACTGGAGATGGCTCCAGCACGACCTCATACGTCGTAAGACGCAGGTTCGAGTCCTGCTGCTGCCACCACAGCTCTCCCATTTTGGGCGAAACGATATTATAATAGCGGTGGCCTTATGAGTGGGGCGTTAATCAATGGGGCTGACATCCATTACCGCTGAAGTCAGCTTATGATACCGTAGCCAAGTGGCAAAGGCTCTGGGCTGCAACCCCAGGATCATAGGTTCAAATCCTATCGGTATCTCCATATAGGGGTGTAGCCAAGTGGTAAGGCAAGGGACTTTGACTCCTTCACTCGCTGGTTCGAGTCCAGCCATCCCTGCCAAAAAAATACGGTGGCGGAATAAGTAGACGCTAAAGTGTGGCTTCTTATAGGTTGGTTGGTGAACGGATAATGTAAACCGTAAAAAAGTAACTCCGAGTCAGCTGCGATTGATCGCCAGTTCTACGCAACATGAAAGGCCGAGGGTAATCACGAAGGAATAACCTAAAACTCCAACTATGTAAGGTGTAAATCCTTACCCGTATTATATATGCTCCCATCCTCTAACTGGAATAGGAGGCTGGCCTCTCAAGTCGGCAATACGAGTTCGAGTCTCGTTGGGA